TTCAACCTTCGGCGTGTCTAAGCATCGTCCACATGTTTAAAAACCATATCTCTAAAGTTTGCTGGCATCGGTATTGAATCCTTACGGTTTTCTTCCACGAACTTAGGAGGAACAGGTGTCGGCGGCGTAATCTTTTCTCTTGGTTTGATTTGGTCTTTAGCCCAATTGCACCAAGCCGCGCTAATCGGTTTACCCCCGCCAGCAAGTACGGGAATCAATAATTCTAATTGTTCGTAAGGTAACTGTTTAAGAATCAATTTGATGTTTGCCCCCACAAGCGCACCGGACGGTTTAACAAGGTCTGCCGGGAAATTATCAAAGTACAACGCAACAAGTTTGTTCACCGGTTGGTCGCCTTTACTCAGATGTTCCTGACGCATCTTTGTAAGTTCATCCCGAATCAATCCACGCAAATAGTTTTCATCTTCACATTTGCACATTACATTTTCGATTCATCGGTATAAGTAAAATCACGCCTAACGGAAAACACATGTTCGGCAACCTTGGTCAGCGATAGCCCCAAGGCATGTAAATCCCTACGCAGATTCCACATTACTTTTGAATCCTTGCGGGCATGTAAATGGCGGCGTTCTTCTTCCGATAGGCCGCCCCAAAATCCATACGGTTCATGTGCTACACCAATCGTTAAACAATCCCGTTGAATCGGGCAATACATACAAATCCGCCGAAGATGATTGACGGTTAATCCTTTTTCTTCCAATCCTGTTTTGTGGTCATAAAACATATCTGTATCTAGTCCGCGGCATGATGCGCGTTCCCAATCTACTTGCTTACGTTTTATTTGCCCTGACACCCTTTTAGCCCCGTTTCGTCATAGAATTCGCAAAAGTCTTTGCAGAATTGTCGTGGTCTTTCAGGCGCAGGTGGGGTTAATTGCGTCTGTAAATCCCTGACCCATTGTATTCCAGCAAGTGCAATGTTCCTATCGTAAGGTGCTTCCCATACGCGAACATCTTTCATCCATCCATCTCTAGCAATTGCGCACAATGAAACAGTTTCTACGGGCAATCCGCTTTCTTCAATTAGATACCCGTAAAGATGTACTTGCATTTTTTGTTGTTCGCTAGGGAACTTGCTCATGTTCTTCTTTGTGGTTGTTTTCCAATCAATAACGGTTTTAGTTGATTTGATATACAAATCCACATGGCCTTTTAAATCAGGTGTTTTAAATTCCTGTTCAATAAGAAAATCGTCAAATGTATCCGCATCTTTCATGGCTTCCGCCAAAACCGTATGTATTGCCGTACCAAGAATTGCGGCTAAAGATTCCGTATTCGGGTTTACTTTTTCCTGTTGATGGATGATGCTCCATGCCTGACGGGAACAACCATAAACGGATGACGCTCCAATTTCGGTTTGCATAGAACGTGCGCGTGCTTTGTCATTATCGTATAGGGCTGTTTTAAGTAATCCATGAACATCCATTACATGTCCAAACTTGTGCGAACGCTTACGCTAACCGAACGCGCAATATCTACCTGTGTGCGGATGCGGTTTGCATTTGCGCGTGCGGCTTTTACTTGCGCTTCAGCAATTGCCAAATTCATGTGTGCTTCAGAATTTTCAATGAGTGCCATATCTTCACGTTGAACGCTTGTAAGTTTATGGTCAGGATGTGCAACCGCCATGCGAGAACGTGCCATAGCAATTTCAAGCGCGGCCTTGGCTGTGTGATAAGTCTGTTCGGCGGCTATTAAATCTTTGTGCGATTCATCAATGTCGCGTGATAAATCTGTAAGCCGGCGTTCAATCTGCATTGGCGTTACGGTCATTCGACTGCCTCCGTATCTGAAACTACTGAAAGTTTGGGTGCTACAAATTGTTGTTCTTTTGTCTCTTTAAATTCTTTGACCGCTGGCAACACGTTTGACGCATCTGTTGCAATTTCGTTTTCATCCGGCACAAGGCGCATACCTGATTCCCGAAGCGCATCTAATACATCTTGATGTTCTAAACCGCTTGCGTCTGCAAACCATCTAGCAAAATGAATTTGTTGTTGTATTGCTACTAAGCGACCTTCCGGGTGCATTATTCAAACACCGATACAACGCCAACAAAAATGTAGAAACATCCAACAAAAAAAGGAATCCATACACCCAAACGAATAAGTGAACGGAATTCAAAATAACGGCGTGAGCGTCTTGCAAACGGTGCAAAAAATTGCCATTCCCTATCATCCCAAATTTCAGTAAATGTTGGTTCCATAATTACGCCTCCAATTCTTTCTTACGTTCGGCAATCAATGTATTAAGGTTTGTATCTTTTATTTTGATGTGTAAAATTCCAGCCTGTTGCGCACCTGCATAAAAATTCTTGAGTTCATCCATATCAGCAATGTCAGATACTTGGCTTATTGCTTCTTCCGCCATTGTATGTTGCGCAAGTGAATAAACAACTGCAACAGGTTTGCTTTCTGATTTCTCTGAACGGTTACGAACTTCTTCAGATGATGCAATGCCTTTCTTCGTATCAACAGCAAGCGCCGCAACCATTGCACGACCCCATGCCGCTGTTTCGGCGTTTTGAACTTCGCTATCACGTGTAAAGTTTGTTGGCCCCGGAATCGGTTCCCAAGCCGTTCCAATGCCCGGCCTAATGTCATCCGGTGTGCGATATGCCGCGGCTGTATAAACAACCCAATCTTTTCCATTCACAACAACAAACTTCAAATCGTGTTGCTGTAATGAACCTGTTGGAAATTTCTCGCGGAATTCAACAATGCGTGTTGCTACATCAATGTAATCCAGCGGTCCTTTGTAATTTGCCATTCCTTATGCCTCCTGTGCAGTTTGTGTTAGTTCTTCGGTTGTAAGATTTAATGCTGTTGCAGAAAGTTGATTTGCAAGTCCATCAAGTGTATCTAAATCGCCAGCGTTGATTGCATTGTTAATCCAAACAATTTGACGGCGAATATCAGCAACCACATCACGCTGAATTTTTTTTGTAATCTTTGCCATGATTACTCACCTACCTTTGCGAAGTGAGTAGTCTTTGTTTCAATTGTCCAAAAGTTTTTTACACATGCGTTGCCTAAGCGAATTATTTCGCCCTGCTCTGAATCTAGAGATACAAGTGTGTCTGTTTTCCATTCCCAACGAGCGATGTAACCTGTGTTGTCCAACATTCCTTTAGCGCAATGTGCGCAAGTTGTTGTTGCTCCATCGCGCTTTGCTTTGCGCGCATTTTTATCCCAATCATCATGTGCGCCCATTCCAAAACATTCGATTACTGTTGTTGATGTTGTCATTTGTTTGCCTCTCTTTGTATAAGCCCGTTTGCTTATGGTCTTAGTCTAGGGCATACCTTACGGTTTGTCTGCACATTTTGGGGTGTGTTTTGGGTCACATTTTATAGGCGCGGGTGTCGGACGGCTTTTGGGCCTTTCGGATTGCTATGGTCTGCCTCCTTATCAGGGGATTGCCTGAGCGCGGCTTGTAACCGCGTAAACCGCCGTTAGATGGCGTTTCCAGTCTTGCCTACATACCAAGCGTGCGGGAACGCGAAAACCCGCGTATGGCCTACTGAAGCCCTAAAACGAATTGCCTAGGGTTGTCCTACCCATCAGTAACCATTTATGGCGCAATTGGGAGAAATCCCCCGAATCTAAACCGATAACTTCAGGTGACGGAGCGGCTTTTTACTAAGCCGTTTTCTGCCCGCTTCTTAGGCTCAGGAGCGACTTAAACCCCGAACAAGTGTTCGATAAAAAATGTGATGTAAAACACACCATAGGTATTGCATAACCGTAAGGTATCTGTTATACTTAAACCATAAGGCAAACGGGCCTTATACAAGTAGGAGGCAAAAAATGTCAGATACAACAACTTACAAAGTACCAACACTATTTTTACACGACCATTTAAGTCGTTGTAGTGATTGTGAAGTAAATCCAATTACAGTTATTTCAATGGGTGCATTACTTTCTACAGTTTCATTGACTGATTCGATGTATTCTGATTTGTACAGCGATGCTGATTATTATGCAGATATGTTTGGTTCATACGATTATGAGCAAAACAAATCTATTGTTAATTCTGCAATCAATACTTTAAAAAGATTGAACGCATAATGATTACTTACAAAGATGCAAACGGCGAAACACGTTATTGGAAAACACAAGGCGGCGCATGGAACTTTGCTAACAAGTTAAATGAAGATTTAACAGATGGCATGTGGACATTTGAAAACGAATACGCAAAAGGTTTTTATCTAGAATTCAAAAAGGATGGCGAATAAAATGCGACCAGCAATTAAATTAATTTGCCCTAACGGATGCCAAGCACATCAAGATAGGCATGTAGATATAGAAAAGAAAATGATTGTTGGCAATTGCCGTAAATGCAATGCGCAATCAGTTGAACCTTCAGATAATTAATCTAAATGCACTTGATAGATTGCAGTTGTTCTTCCCTTAACCGGGTCTACAAAGTGCAAGCGTTGTGATGGCACTCCACTAACTGCCATTGAATCGCGGGCATAACGATTGTCTGATTCAGTTGAACCCGTCCAATAAATGTTTCCCGTTTGGTCGCTCATTGGTTCTTGTGCAAAGCGGTGATAATGGCCAAGGAAAATGTCATCAAATTTCCACTTGTATGCTCCGGCTTTCCAACGATTGCCGGCGGCTTGCCATGCGGCGGGAGATGCAAAACCTGCACGACCCACTTCATCACCATGCATAAGCAATGCGCGGTAGTTTCCAATTTCTACTTGCTGAATATCTTCCGGGCAATCTTCCCATGTTAAACGCTTTTCGCTTTTAAGCATTTGGCGTGCAAACTCATAACACATGCGGTCTACGTTATCGCCCTTGGGTACGTGGTCGCGCTTGGAACCAATGCGGCCATGGTTTCCCCACTCAGCAACAACATTTACATTTTCGAAGTTAGCCAAAAACACACGAACGAAATCAACCATAAGAAAACTAACGGTGGTGAACTGCGTAAAAAGTGAAGCATCTATTTCCCATAACTGTGCTGAATAATTAAACAGACCTTCAACCATGTCGCCACCAAACATGATTGTGCAATCCTTAACCGGATGGTCGGAACGCTGAACGTCTGTAATGCTTACGGATTTGTTAGCAAAATCTATTACGCGCTTACGCATAATCTCTGAATTGTAAGATGTTGTTACCTTACTGCCTTGCCAATCTGTTGCATGAATCAAAGCAACTTCAGCCTTTGCCTTACGTTTATCTGCCGCGGGTGGTTTAACAGGCAAGATAGGTTTCATAGACATGACCGCATCCCATGCACCGCTGTAAGTGGCGGCGGCTAAATCGGCATTGCGCTGTTTGGCTTCAGCCAATTGGCGCTGAGTACGCGCTAGCGTTTGGCGCAGTTGTTCGTTTGAATGTTCTTCATTTATAGATTCATTTAGCACAAGTAGCACATCCCCCGTTGCGGTGACGCGTAATGGTGCTTACTGAAATATCAATTTTTTCTTTAGCAAGCGCACGACCTAACACACTTGCTTTAATGCCGCGGTCATACAAAGCCTTTTCAAGTACGGCTTTATCTTCTTTTGTTAAGGTATTCATAATTTTTACAACTGAACATACAGATGTTCTTGGCGCACTATCCGCCATTTCCTTTAACGTATCCGCTAATGCCATCGCTAAACCTTCCGTTAGGGTAGTGAAAGGGTACAAGAAAAACCCCCCACCCGAAGGCAGGGGGATTCTTGGCGTGTCTAATTAAAGCGGACGACCAATAGCCATCACTAAGGAGTAATCGCGTTTTTTTAAGTAATAGCCATCTCCGTTTGATTGGCTACCCTTCTTTGAATCGGATGTGTTTCCTTCGTAGCAATAAAGAATCTTTTTGCGCGTGTCATGGCTTTTAACAATTCCAACATGGTCTGCCTGTGGGTCATTATCAAATTGAAAAAAAACAATATCCCCGGCTTGAGCCTGACCAATAGGCACTACTTGATTGTTCTTTGTTAGGTACTTGAGCCAAGCATCGCAAGATGCAAAACCCTTCTTTGTGTTGGCAACTGCCTTTATATCGCCAGCGTCAAAGTACATTTTAGATGCGCTCATTGCGCACCAAGGTTGATTGTTAAGGCCAAACCATACGCCAAACTCTGTGTCATTGTTTGGGCCTTCGGTGTATCCAACTGTTGCTCCGCAAAGCGCTAGCAACTTCTTAACATTTACAGTCATTACTTTGCCTTCTTATCCGCGGCTCTGCGCTTTTCTACAGCAACATCTTCAACGGTTGTTGAGTTTAAATCAACAGCGGCAAATGCGGCATTAACTTCATCGTCTGATAGTTTGCCATCGTCTGCAAATGAATCTGCAAGTTTTTGGATAACTTTTGCTACAGCGGTAATACCCGCAATTGCAACAGCCTTAACAACTCCAATGCCAGCGATAGCGCCCGCACCTATAACTGCTAATCCGTTTGATGCAAATACTGCAACAATGCGCATTAGGATGTTTTTGATTTTATCCATTATTCTTCCTTTTTTGTATATTCTCTGATGATGTAAACTAGCGATAACCATAAGATTAAGTACATGCCAATGGTTCGTGCGCTTCCTTCAAAACAAATCCACGCAAATAACAGACCAACTATTACAAGGTTTAGGTCAGCAAGGATTTTAAGAAGTTTCATGGTTTTCTCCTGTATGTAGCGGCGGCGGCTTGTGATGCAATGCTTCCAATAATGACGGCTGAAACAACTGCGTCTTGTGATTCTTGCCTTGATTTAGGTGACATATCTGCACCAATATTGCTAAGTGCTGTAAATACTTGTGCGGGGTCAGTAAATATTTCAGCAAGTAATTGCGCAGGGTTTTCTAATACTTGTAATGCAATTACAACTTCGGCTGTAAGAATTACGCCATTGTCTAATTGAATTGGCGTATCAGGTGCAAGCGTTTGTAAATTTGTATCCGCAGTTAGTTGTACAACTTGAGGTGTAGTTGAACTTTCAACTACTTCAGTAACAGGCGCAGATACAGGCGGTGCAGGTATCGGTGCAATTTCGGGTGCAGGTACAGGTTCCGGTAAAGGGATTGGCTCCGGCGCAGGTGCAGGTTCCTCTATTGGAGTTGGCTCTATCGGTAATGGTGGTTCCTCCGTTGGTGTTGGAATTGGTTCAGGCGCAGGTTCAGGGATTGGTTCAGGAATCGGCGCAGGAATTGGTTCAGGTACTACAACGGGAACGGTAACAGGTTCAGGAGCAGGTTGTGGCGCAGGTGTTGGCGCGGGTTGCGGTTGTGGGTCAGGTTGCCTAACGGGTTCAGGTGACACAACAGGAACCGGAGTTGGAACAGGTTCAGTAACAATCGGTGGCGTATCATTTACAACCGTTGTTGTTTCTTGAGAGGTTGCAGTAGATGAATCAGGATTTGGTTGCGTTGTTATTACTGTTGTCGTTTCTGATGGGATGGGTTGTGGCGTGGTTACAACAGTCGCAGATTCAGAAACAACAGGTTGCGGAGTTAAAGTTGGAATTGCTTCAGCGGACGGAGAAGGAGACGGAGAAGGCGTTTCTGAAGGCGTTGGAGACGGAGTAACAGATGGAGTTGGTGATGGGGTTGATGTATTGGGCAATTCTTGGTTTGCCGTTGGGGATGGGCTTGGGCTTGGTGTGGGTGTGGTTGTTTCTAAAGGAATAACGCCATTGTAATAACGCAATGATGCGTTAGTTAAATTATCGCCAATGTAAGAAGCATTATGCACAAGCGCACAAAAGTGTGCCGCAATATTTCCACGCGCATTAAAATATTGATTACTGTTATCCCACCCTGTTTGATAGGTAGTTGCCGCACCGTCAGTTGTTGCGCATGTAACTTGAACCATGCCAGTCTGTTGCGCGTAAGCGCTATTAGCCAAAAACAAAGGAAAGGCTAAGGCTGTTAAACAAGCAAAGATAACCCGTAAGGTTTTGCGTGGCATTTTACTCCATCAAGTAATGCCTTCACAACAAGTTTAGCAGATTATTTAATTCTTATTTTGATTATTTCAACTTCGGTTTTGATGTGTTGCTGATTTTCAATCAGTTCATCTACTTTATTAATAAGCCCTGTTTTACCATCGTTGTATAAAGCATATTCAACGCGGTCTAATTTCTTTACTATGTTTACATATACTTTAAAGCCGCCACCAAAAACAACAAGTATGTTGGTAATTCCTACAAGTATGCCTACGACAATGCTTGTTTGATTCATTAAGTTGCACCTTTTCGGTTATTGGTCAGCGGTTTCTATTGTGGCTTTAAGTATTGCAATCTCTTGTGCTTGCGTTCCAATGATTTCGCGCAAGTTTTTTAACACAAGGTTTATGTCTACTTCCTTATCCATTATTTACCTTCCAATGTTTTAATTCGTGCTTCTTGGTCTTGAATAAGCGCAAGCAATCCCGGAATTAAATAAAAACTATTCCAAGTTTCTACGTCATTTTCGTAATCTGCCGCAATAGGATATATGGCATCTACTTCTTCCGCAATAAATCCGGGAAGCATTGTGTTTGCTCTGTCGTCTGTATCTGCAATATAACCTTGTTTGTAAGTAAATGCTCTAACAGGTAAATTTAATAGCGCTTTAGGATTAAGTTCAGGCACGTTAGCAATGTCCGTAATGTTTTCTTTGTAACGCGCAGATGAAACGGTGCTTGTTTTACGAATCAAACCGCCGGATGTAATGTAGCAGTTAGTGGCCGCACTAACTGAAGCGCTTACCGCTTGCGATGCATAAAGTTCACCATTGGCGTTCATCTGTCCTGTAGCAGTAATTGTTCCTGTAGCCGATATGTTAGAAGATGTAGATATAACACCTGTTGCGCTAAATGTTCCAACATTGTTAAATGTGTTTCCACCGGCAGAAACAGTACAAGTACCTGAAGATAAAGTTAAACCATTTGTAATGCCGGCTGTGTCGGCTGTAAGAAATCCAAATACTGCACGTCCATCTGTGCTTATGCGGTATCCAGCGCTACCGTTAGATGTTGAAAGATATGATGCGCCAATGTTAAAACCGCCAATGGCTCCTGATGTAGATGTAACTGAACCTGCAAAAGAACCTGCGCTTGCATAAATAGTTCCGGTAATAGTTGCACCGTAACAAGTTAAATATCCGGCAGACGTAATAATTGCATTACCATTAATGTTTAAGTCGCCACCATATATGGAACTATTTGTAAAGATAGCGCCAAGAGTGCTTACTGCGCCCGTTGAAGCAAGTACGGAAAATGTTGCAGTTCCACCTGAATTGTATCCAGCAATACCCGCTGAGTTCATAATTACGCGAGCGCCTGAACTTGGAGATGAACCGGAATACACCGTAATACCGTTAGCGTTGATAGCGGTTAATTGATTGCTTGCGTTTGTAATTGTATTTGAATCTTTAATAAGCGCTTGTGAACCTAATGCGTAAGCGGATTGCGCTTGAATCAAAGCCTGTGTTGCTTCTTGGATTGCCTGTGATGCTTCTTCATTTGCAACAACGGCTGTATACATAGCCTGATTAGGGCCTGTTTCCAATTTAGCAATTCTATCGCCAAGGTTGTAAAACATATCTTTAAGATTAGGAGGTAAATTAGTAAAAGCCATTATGACACCGTACCCGCCGCTAGTTGTCTTGTAAGTGTAAGTGTAATTCGTGATGGCCCGTTTTCTCCGGGATTAACGCTAATTGCAACAATGCGCATTACATCATTATATCCACCGGGAAAAAAGTCATCTCTAATATCAATGCGTGCTTCATCGCCTACTTGATACGTTGGAAACGTAGGGTCTACGTATGGAGGAATAACAATTTCAAGTGTTGTTGGCGGATAAGACGTGGCATTTAATTGACCTAATGTAAGGTCATTTAACAAATCTGCATCAGGAATATCTGTATAACTTGCTGTGTCCTCAAGTAATGGCCATGTTGCTGTTGCACCGGAGACAATTAATGCAGGGTCAATTGCTGTACTTTGTAATTGAGAATCATTAGCGCCGTAGCCAATACCGTACAACCTATTAACAGCGCCGCTTGCATCTTCGGGAAATTTATATTCTACTACGTTACCGGGAAATTGAAACACCGGTGCGTAAGGGTCTGTTTCTGAATAAATTGTTCCTAGATAACCGCCTTCAGGCGCAGGGGGAACACCCGGAGTAATAGTTGTACCAATCTGAAACTGATTGTATAAAGCGCCGCTTACAGGATTCCAATATGGAGCAATTTTAAAATCAAAAAATCGTTGCGCTAAATCTTTTACGGCTTGGTAAACCGGTTTTAATTCGTAACTATTGTATTGCATTTTTGTTGAATAACCAGTTGTAGCGTTATTAAATGTTAATCCTGTTTTGCCATGTGGTGTTTCGGCTTCGGCATAACGCATAAGTTCGTAAGCAATAGTTGCAGGGTCAGTAAATGTTGAATAAGTTTTAGTTGTGCTAATGCGTCTGCGGTTATACAAAGACAACATTTCTTGTGCTGAAATACTTAACACTTGAGCAGATGAATCATATTCACGCGCCCATATAACGCCTGACCAAACAGGAATAGATACAAGGGTTACAGGGTCAGAATACAAAACCCATAAAATTGTTTTGCCCGGTATTGTTCCATCAAATGCATTTAAATCCGTAGTGTTAAGCCCTGACAAAAGCACATGTCCTTGGAAAGTTCCTACTGAATTTAATTGTTGTGTAAAATTAACGCCAGTAAAAGGCAATTCGGCAATTACGGCATTGTCTTTGTAAGCCAAGCCACCTGAAGAATATGTGCCAGCCGTAATAGTTTGGATAATTGTAAATGATGAACTTGTGCGAGCAGAAATTGTCACATCTGTAAGATTAAATTGTGCAGGTGTAATTCCCGAAATAGTGACAATATCGCCAACAGCAAAACTATTAGTTGCTGTATAAACAACTGTTGTTAAATTTCTTACAGCGTTGGTAACTGTATAAGTAGGTTGCCAAACATTAGTAAGTAAATATCTAAATTCGGAAGTGGCCATTAGATGTAAGCGCTCCGATAAGGAACAGACATGCTTCCAATAGTGCTAACCCAAACCGTAATAGAATCAGGTTCAAGATTTAACCAACCATTTGAGTTAGCAGTCATAACATTTCTAACAGGGTCATTGCTCATATAAATAACGCGAGATAACAAATCAATTATTAACGGGCCTGTTACGTTAGCAAATTCCATTGTTATTTCACCGTCTGTAATAAATCCGGATGCTAACGGTGATGCAATAGTAATAACAGGACATGATGTAGCCCATCCTGCATTTGTAAAAGTTGGATTTGTGCCTGTTACTGTAGTTGCCGCGTCTGTGTAATAACGTGGGTCAGGAAAAGTCATTTGTATGCGGGTCTGAATGTAACCGTAAGCAAAGTCTGCGGTTATAGGTGTAGACAATCCGCGAGAACGACCATACATTTGCATGTCGCCTGTGTTGCCATTAAGACGAAATTGAAATAATTTTAATTGTTTTGCCGCTGGCGTTAAACCGGTAGGGTCAGGATAATAACCAATTGGTTGCGGCGCGTATGCTTCTTGCAAAGTTTTGTAATTTGCTTGTGCAGTAGTGCTACTGTCTCCCAATACCGTCACATCAATATAGACTGTGCGTTCATCGTAGAAATCGCGCCCTGTATATGAACCGTCAATGTATCCGCGGTTGTCATCTTGTATACGAAGCGGTGAAGTACCACCTAATCCTTCAACGGCGGTTACAAGATAATTTGTTCCTGTACCAATAGTTAAACCGTTAAAGACAAATGTATAGTTAGTTAATGGCATTATTTAGACCCCACCGGTACGCCTTGTTTTGCGGCTTTTGCCATTTTCTTTTCAATATCATTGGTGTTTGAAGCATACACCGTAATGTTTTGAATTGTAGTTGTGCCACTACCGCCACCGCCGCCTTTACCTGCGGCATCTCCACCAACAATGTTGCCTTTAATTCCAGTAGGGTCGCCGGGCTTTACTCCACCTGTAATGCTAGGCGGATTAATTTTTTTCTTTGCTAACGAATCTAAAGAATCAGAATATTTGCGTACAGATTCGGCGGCTTTATCCATTTGGTCGCCAGCCTTTTTAGCCCATCCAAAACCGGGAACTTTGCCAAGTGCTTTTAACGCTGTTGCAATCATGCCAACCAAATATCCAAATGCGTTTACAACTACTTGAATACCGGTAACAATGCCTTTACGAAATCCTTCAAACTTATTCCATGCCCATACAAATGCTAATCCAAGCGCAATAATTGCTGTAACAATAAGCCCAATTGGGTTTGCTCGTAAAGTTGCATTAAGTTGAACCATTGCAAATTTAAACACGTTAGTTGATGCCGCTTGTGCATAAGTCCAAAAAGCATAAGCCTGTTGAACTGATTTAACCGCTGAAGTAATTATTCCGTAAGTTTTAATAACAGTAATAACAGATAAAACAATGCCACCATAAACTAAAAGCGCTTTGCCGTTTGCCGAAATATAACCAAGAAACGCAGACAATACGGGCAAAATTTTAGCGGCAACTGTTTGAAATACTTGGTCAAATCGTTCTTTAAGAATAGCCATTTGACCAGCAAATGTTTTTGTGTAAGCCTGAGCCTGTCCACCAATTTTTGTATTTAATTGGTCAAAGGCTTTAGCGATAGCCTGATTTTTAGGAATTGTTGTATCAAGTGTAATACCCAATTCTTTAAATGCTTTTGCTGAACCTTGTGTACCGCGTGCAAGAATCTTTGCAGAATCTTCCATGCTAATATTTTTATATCGTGCAAGGTCGGCTGACATAGCCATAAGTTTGTTGGCTTGTGAAACATCGCCTGTGGCAGTAACCAATGTACCCATAGCGCTGATTGCTTCAGACCCTTGGAAGCCCAATTGATAATAAGCATCCGCGGTGTTGTAAACATCTTTTTGTGTTTTAGCGCTAGTAATACCTACGCCATTTAAAGCCTGATTTAATCTAGCGGTTTGAGTTTGTAGGTCAATTGTTTCTTGCTTCATAGCGTTAAGTTCATGGCCAATTGCCATTACGCCGGTTGTAAGAAGATTACCGCCAAGCACGCCAAGCATTGTTGTTTTTAAATTTCCAAATGCCATGCCCAATTTACTTGAACGCTCGCTAATTTGATTAAGACCTTGGGTTGCTTTAGATACACCCGCTTGAACACCTGAAGCATCAATTGTAACTTTGATATTTAATGGTGGAACATCACTCATTGCACCCTCCTTAGATGTTTAGCAATTGTATTTTGAATAACGGTTGAACGTCTAAATATTTCTAGCGCAGGTTGCATGTACGGAAAGTGTTGGCCGTTAGTCCATGTAGGAGCGCCGCCTAATTCAACTGCACGTGCATAGACCATATACGCGCCCGCTTCGGCTGTGTAAATACCAAATCCAACGCGACTACTTTTACCTTTGATGCTACGGCGCAAATTGCCAGTTACGTTCATTGGCGGTTTGCCTGACACCGCAGGATAACCGGCTGATTTTCTATCGCCCTGAATTTGGCGCATAGCAGTACCGGCTAATTGTTTACTGAGTTCATTCGCGGCATTACCAATGGCAATATCAAATTTCATTTGATATTCTTTTAAAGCGGCAATGACTTGCGGAAGGTTATCCGATTCGCTCATTTTCCACCTCTACTACAACATTGTGTATTGCCGTAACCCACGCAACTATGTGAACGGGCTGATTGTCTACCTCTGTAGGTGTCCAACCAAATTCTTTTGCGCAAATATAGTATTCCCAATAATCATCGGGATATTCCATATCTTCATGCCGCGAACTTCCCCGCAATATATCTTTTAAGCGTTGGAGTTTGCGGTAATCACTTTTGGGTCGTCAGGATTTCCTTCGGTAATGTTAGGAAATAAATAATCTTGAGCCTTCATTGCTTCATCTGACAACGCCGCATAATCTAATGGGGTTAATTCGTCTAATGAAGTAATTTTAATTGAAGGCGGAATTAAATCAAACGACCATTCAACTACCATTACTGCAATCAAACCATTTTGTAATGCAACTGCTTGCATCATTCCTTCATACTC